TGCGCCTTCTTCATCATCGGCCTTTTGATCGGCCAGATCACGATTCAGTTCAGCAACTTCTCGTTCGGCATCGGCAACGCCGCCGGCCTGCTGATGTCCGGCATCATGCTCGGCTTCCTGCGCGCCAACCACCCGACCTTCGGCTACATTCCGCAGGGCGCGCTGAACATGGTGAAAGAATTCGGCCTGATGGTGTTTATGGCGGGCGTGGGCCTGAGCGCCGGCGCCGGCATCGGCCACAGCCTGGGTGCGGTCGGCGGCCAGATGCTGATCGCCGGGCTGATCGTCAGCCTGGTGCCGGTGATTATCTGCTTCCTGTTCGGCGCCTATGTGCTGCGCATGAACCGCGCCCTGCTGTTCGGCGCCATCATGGGCGCCCGCACCTGCGCGCCGGCGATGGAGATCATCAGCGATACCGCGCGCAGCAACATCCCGGCGCTGGGTTACGCCGGCACCTACGCCATCGCTAACGTGCTGTTAACGCTGGCGGGTTCACTCATCGTGGTGCTATGGCCGGGCATACCCGGCTGATCGATTAGCGGGAGAGATGGATCGGCGATAAAAATATTTTGATTTTTTTGTCGCCGGCCAGAACTTTCGTTGGGGGCCGCAGTCTGAATTAGTGCCACTGCTTTTCTTTGATGTCCCCATTTTGTGGAGCCCGATAATCCCGCCTTTTAGGTTCAAGATTATCGGGTTTTTTGTTGCCTTGAAAAAATAGCCTTATAAAACAATACCTCGAAAAACACATAACTACCTTGTGGCGACAAAGTGGCGACAGCCATTTTACGGGCATAAAAAAACCTGCTTTCGCAGGCTTCTTGTTAAATCCAAAGTGTTCCCTGATTGCTTCGCGTTGGGTGTGGCGGAGCGATATCAACTTTGCCCGGTGATACGATCTGCCGCTGAATAGATTCCAACGTTACAAAAGTACAACTGCAATTTATGTTTTGGCATTGATGATAACGCTCTTTAGTGTTCTCACTAAGAGATCCGATGGTGCTGCCGAACGGCTCCCGCCTGATGTTCCTCGGCACCAACGTGCGCACCGCGCAGAGCTACACCGGCAATATGTATCTGGATGAGTATTTCTGGATACCGAAGTTTCAGGAGCTGCGCAAAGCCGCCAGCGGGATGTCGCTGCACAAGCGATGGCGCACCACCTACTTTTCCACACCGTCGAGTCTGGCACACTCCGCTTATCCGTTCTGGTCGGGGGAACTGTTCAACAAAGGGCGGCGCAGCAAAGCCGATCACGTTCAGCTCGACCTCAGCCACCTGTCAAAAGGCGTGCTGTGCGGCGATGGGCAATGGCGCCAGATTGTCACGGTTGAGGATGCGCTGACCGGCGGCTGTAACCTGTTCGACCTCGATCAGCTGTCGCTAGAATACAGCCCGGCAGAGTATCAGAACCTGCTGATGTGTGAATTTGTGGATGATACCGCGTCGGTATTCCCGTTCGCCGAGCTGCAAGGTTGCATGGTCGATACGCTGGAAGAGTGGGAGGACTTCAACCCATACGCCGTGCGGCCGTTCGGTTATCGCCCGGTGTGGATCGGCTACGACCCATCGGAAGCCAACGGCGGCGACAGCGCCGGGTGCGCGGTGATCGCGCCGCCAATGGTGGTCGGGGGCAAGTTCCGCGTGCTCGAACGCCACCAGTGGTAGGGAATGAACTTTGCCGATCAGGCCCAGAAGATTAAAGACCTTACCGAAAAGTACTGCGTGGAGTACATCGGCATCGATGCGACCACCGTCGGTCAAGGTGTTTTCCAGTTGGTGCGCGAGTTCTTCCCGGCCGCGCGGGAGATCAAATACACCCCGGAAATCAAAACCGCCATGGTGCTGAAGGCAAAAGACACCATCGGGCGCGGCTGTCTGGAATACGACACCAGCCACACCGACATCAGCGCCGCCTTTATGGCGATCCGCAAAACCATGACCGCCAGCGGCGCGCGTTCCACCTACACCGCCAGCCGCAGCGAAGAAGCCAGCCACGCCGATGTCGCGTGGGCAATCATGCACGCCCTCTTGAACGAACCGCTGACCGCAGGCAGCGGCCACAGCAGCCTGAACATTTTGGAGTTTTACTGATGAGCAAGCGCAAAGGCCGCAAGGCATTTACCTCCCCGGCGCCAGCCCCGGCAGCAGAGCAGAAACAGGATTTTGAGGCGTTCACCCTTGGCGAGCCGTCCGCTGTGCTGGATAAGCGGGAAATTCTGGATTACATCGAGTGCACGACCAATGGCAAGTGGTACGAACCGCCGATCAGCTTCGATGGGCTGGCACGCAGCTTGCGCGCCGCCGTGCATCACAGCTCGCCGATATATGTTAAGCGTAACATTTTGGCGTCTACGTTCATCCCGCACCCGCTATTAAGCCAGCAGGAGTTTAGCCGTTACGTGCTGGATTATCTGGTGTTTGGTAACGCCTTTTTAGAAGAACGTCAAAACCGCCTCGGCGCGGTGTGGATCGCGGCGCTTACTGGTTCGTGCAGGACTGGAAAGAGGCGCACCGTTTCAAGACCGACAGTGTTTTTCACCTGATTGAGCCGGATATTAACCAAGAACTGTACGGCCTGCCGGAGTACCTCAGCGCGCTTAACTCCGCGTGGCTGAACGAAGCGGCGACGCTGTTCCGCCGTAAGTATTACCAGAACGGAGCGCACGCCGGTTATATCCTGTATATGACAGACGCGGCGCAGAGTACGAGCGACGTTGACAGAATGTGCCAAGCCATGCGCGATACCAAGGGCTTAGGGAACTTCCGCAATCTGTTCATGTACGCTCCGAACGGCAAGCCGGACGGCATTAAGATCTTGCCGCTATCCGAGGTCGCCACCAAGGACGACTTTTTCAACATCAACAATGCCAGCCGCGACGATCTGCTAAGTGCTCACAGGGTACCGCCTCAGATGATGGGGATTATACCGAACAATACTGGCGGGTTTGGAGATGTTGAAAAGGCTAGTCAGGTTTTTGTAAGGAATGAACTAATACCACTTCAAGAGCGAATGAAAGAAATAAATAGCTGGCTAGACTTTGATTTTAT